GGTCCTCGGGTATTCCAGCTTTAGTTTGTCAAACATCTTCTGAATAGATGCGGACGCCCAGATATCCACCTCCATGTTAGCTTCTTTCTCAAGCACACCACGCAAGTATTTACTCTGCTCACGGAGAATATTCTTGTTGCTCTCTGCTTTCTCAAGATCCACCCGCACACCCTTGGTACGCATGTCCAACATGCAGGGAATCAGGTCTATCTCTAGGTTCCAAACATCCCACAGTTCATCCTTGTCGATTAGCACCTTCAGAGCTTGCCACAATGCCAGCGTAGCAACAGCGTCCATCTCAGCGTAGCCACCAACAAACTTAGACGGCAGCTTGTACATCTCTGACTTGGGGTTCAGTCCACGCTCAAGCGCAGCAGCCTTCAGCAGCTTCTCGTTCTTGCGGATACCAGCGTAGTCACGGGCCATCGCATCAAGGCCAAAGGACCAACGGTTCTCGTCCACCAATGCGCCTGTCACCATCGTGTCGATGATGCGCCCCTTGATCTCCACGCCCTCGGCCCGAAGCCAGCCCGCATCGTAGGTTGCATTGTGCATAATCACGTTCATCTCAGGCACAGACATCTGTTTCTTAATCCACTTCATCGTGATCCGTGGGTCTAGGTTGTGTCCGTTCTCGTGGCGGATAGGGAAGTACCCCTTGTATTCTCCCGCTGCCACAGCAATGCCGATGATGTGACCATCATTCCTAGCCCAGCCTGGACCAAGCGTAGTGAGGTTCGGGTCTTTGGTTTCCAGATCGACGGCAACTTCTTTGTAGCCCGTCAGATCAGGATACTCAGTGGGGATGTTCCAGTCATCCTCGATGAGGTCCATCTCCCCCTTCATCTGAAACAGCAAATCGCTGTGCTCATTGCCCTCGGCATCATTTGTGGTTGAGTCCACGGAGAAAAGATTCTTTTGAGTCATGGCTTAGTCTCTATCCTCGGTAAAACTATCCGTTCTTACCCAAGTTGCAACCAATGTCAGCCCTCCAACATCTTTACTTACAACCAGTCCCTGCTTTGAAGTATTTTTAAACGTCACCCAAGGCCAATCCCCATCAAACTGTATTTCTTTTGGTACTGCATTATCCATCTGTTTGTCCCTTATTTAAGTAAGAATCCAAGCGGCTTTGGATCTCGTTCTCACGGTCAGTGAACTCTGAGCCCAACGCACTATACCCACACTTGTCGATCCACGAATCAGCCTTGTCTAAGTCGTTGAGCAGTCGTGCTGTCTTCAACCAGTCCATCATCAGCGCAACGTGCCGCTCGGTTACATGCCCGTGGCTACCCATCGCCTCTTTGATGATGGCGTTCCAGCCTACTGCAATCCGAGAGAAGTTCTCGAACGCATCCCCATAGTCCTTGGCCCTCTGCCCATTGATCAGTTCTTTTGCTGTGTCTAAGACTTCATCACGTTTCATAGCGAATACCTATACTTGTTGTCGGATTGCAGGATGTAGAGGTTCTGTCTTGCTCTGGTAACGCCGACATAGAATGCACGGTGCTCATCGTCAGGGAACTTGCTCTGCTCACAGGCCTTGGTTGATGCTGTCCAAACCACGCAGTTGTCATCCTCCCCGCCCTTCATAGCATGAAACGTGGACACCTTGATACGAGGCTTGGACAAAAGGTCTTCGCCTCGGCGGAAGATCGCGTCAATGTACTCCTGTTCAGACGCCGCAACATTCAGAACCTCATACGCGCTACTGGATGAGTCGCGCTGCAACCCATAGTCTTTGATCAGCGTATCCATGTTTAACTCTGAGTTAGACGGCAGCGCGTCGAGCAATTGAGTTGCTCCTCTCCGGACCACGGCATCCTTGCCCTGCCTCTTGACCCCCGAATACAACACCTTAACCTGCTGAAGCCCGACATATTTGTCCTGGCACAGAGTGTCCCATGTCATAAGGTTCGCCACCAGATCTTCAGATATACTCGACCGTCCGTTGCGGGAGAACTTAAACCCAGACGCACGAAGAAAGTTTGCCATCTCCGAGACATACCCATTGGTCCGAGCCATCAAGGTAAACGACCCCTCTTGTATGGGGATCTCGGATAGATAGTTGACATACTTCACGCTGCCCTCCTCATCCCGAGAGGTGAAGATCTTTTCGTGCCGACCACTGATCCGCTTGGAAAGCTTGTCCGCTACCCTGTGTACTGATTTCGGAATGCGGTACGACTGGCTGAGAACCTCTACGTTGTCAGAACTGTTGTTAAACAGCGAAACATCCACGCCGGTCCACCTGTGGATAGCTTGGTCATCGTCCCCTGCAATCCAAACCTTCTCCGATGATGCCGCAATCTTCTTCGCCATTTCCCACTGTAGTGGGGTGAAGTCTTGGGCCTCGTCAATAAACAGATAGTCGAGGTTGGGAACTTCTCCGTGCTCAATGTACTGCTCGATCATGTCAACGAAGTCATACTTATCCAACGACCTCTTGTACTCGATTAACTGCATGGACAACTGCTTGAGCTTGGCAAAGAACAAATTCCAATCGCCCTGCTCGTTGTACTCCTGCTCGATGTCGATCATCCGCAGCCTCGCACGGCTGTCTAGCTGAAGGTAACGTGCCCCCGATCCTCCAACCGTAGGAAGAGTTATGCCCCCATCCAAGGACGTATAGTCCTTGCCCTCGAATGACAGGCCTATCTCCCTGCCAATGTTGTTGTAGTCCTCTGCCCCCATGATGTCGGTGTTCTTTAACCCCAGCCCATGAAACCCGAATGCATGACTGGTTTTCATGTACGGGAAGTCTTTGGCCTCTAGATTGAACTCAGAGCAGGACCGAGCAATCATCTCTTCGATGGCCTTGCGGGTGAACGAGATAACGCCGATGCGAGACGGGTGTGTCCCACCATCCAACGCAGTCTTGATCTCTTCGATCAGCCTGTGAGTTTTGCCGCAGCCAGGTGGCCCTAGAAGTAGCTTTGAATTAGGAATCATAATCTTTCCCCCTTGGTCTGGCGTTAACCCAATCCTCAATTTCGGACAGGACCCAACGGCTAGAAGATCTCTTGCTGTTCTCATTGCCTAGAACGATTGGAAGCGGGAAGTCGGTATCTGTCTGCGCCAGCTTGTAGACGTAAGACTTGGATACCCCAAGCAGATCAGCTACTTCCGATACCCGCATCAGCTTATTAGAATGGGATGTCACTTGATATCTCCTTAACTGGTAGTTCTATTTCTTCTTCATCGAATGCGGGGATCACCCAGCATCTTATTGTGGTCGCGACTTCTCCGCCCTTGGCCCGCTTCATGACGTTCTGTTTTCCGGTATCTCCACCAATCTCTCGGATCATCTGCATGATCTGACCCCTCGTCAGAGAGTTGAACCTACGGTGATGCAAGTACTCCAGAAGACCATCCATTCTAAACTTGGTTGTACCTGCGTCGGTCCAAGGTTTTCCTATGCCGATCTCTTCCGGTGCCATGGCCCTGATGTGGCTGGTGCAGTATGATCTCAGGTGCTCTTGGAACTGCCCTGATATTGTCAGTTCTGGTGGTACTTCTAAAAAGGTAGCATTTTGCATTAAACCGTTAACCAATTGCTGCCACTTCTGAGGCTTGGTGGTGGGCGGCATACGGTTGGTCTGATCCATGCATGCCCGTTGGAACAACGTCTGGTTCTGCAACTGCTCGGTGCTCAACTGGATCCGTTCCCCGTCAACGTCCAAGAAAAACAAACGTGGCTCCGATAACATGATAGTAAGTCCCCCAACAGCCACCGCATCTGGACCATCTGCCCCGATCCCGTGCTTCCGCGTGGCGCAGATTGCTGGATCGCAATAGCTACGCATGGGTTCTTCCTTGCAGGTATACAGGTAATCTTTCTTTTCGTGCTGCTTACTCAAGGTGACAATCTCGTTTGACGGCAGCGGAGGGCTGGACAAAGTCCGGTTGTAACCCTCGAACTCTTTTTTCCAATCATCAGGGCTTTTCATCTTACAGTACCGAGCCACGTTAAACATCGTGTTGTTGCGAAATTCAGAGACAGGGCCGTCCGAGAACAGGTGCTCGAGGCAGGGTGGTCCGTCTGTAAAATGCTTGCGAGGCTTGGACAGTCTCATGCCCTCAAGGTCGGACAACGAAACCCGTGCCTTGTCCACCGCATCCAAGAACTCATCTAGCTCCATAGCTTCGCAGTTTTTGTTGAAGGCGTACCGCTGCGGTAACTCTGCATTAAAGTAGGGCGTGTTGATAAAGTTGCCCACATCTCCACGCTCCGCGATGATCGTGTCTTGCTTCGGGAATACTTCGCAGCCGCTGTAGCCTATAGCTATAGACATCTCGGTCAGGTAGTCCCTGATATCCGCAGCCTGCTCCCACTCTTTCATAAACAGATACAAGTGAGCGCCGCCCGACTTGGATCGACAGTGGACTAAGGGCAGCTTCATTCTCTGAATTTTGTCCTGAAGCTCGTTGTGGTTCAGATCATAGATGTCTATGTCCAACGCACCGAACTGGCACTTGTTCTCTTCGTTGATTGGGATCGCGCCTATACCTTGCTTTCCATCTATGTGGTCTTGAACAAGTTCCTCAGTCAGAGGTTCACGAACGATCATACTTTTGGACTCTGCTTTACCGTTCCGTCCAACACGCCCCACTGTGGTCGTGCCGTGTGCAGCTTTGGCACCAACGAATACTGCAAGCAATCTCTTTGCTTGTGTCATATACTGCTCCTAAG